CCTTAACCTCAACCCATCCAACACTTAAGCCCATAAATTTAATATATGAAATAGCCAAATTATTCAAACTTCCAGATATTGTGAATCAGAAAATATATGTACCCTTCGCTGGGACGTTTTCAGAGGTTATTGCTTTTGTGAAAGCTGGTTATAATATTGAAAATATATGGGCCTGTGAATTAAATGCCGAATATGTGGAAATAGGAAAGAAAAGATTGGCACATTATTTACAACAAAATAATTTAGAACCATTATGAAATAGACAATGTTGTACCGTGCTGTAAGATTTGTAACACTATGAAATGGGATATGAATATAGATGATTTTTACAAACATATACAAAAAATAAATTTTAAATATGTCAAACATATCACCGAAGTTAATTGATGTTGAAAATAATAGGGTTGAATATATAAATGAGAAAGATAGTAGAGTTGGGACTGATAAGAATAATGGGTTGTTAGTAACTTCAATATTCTTAAGTAGTGATTTGAAAAATAATAATAATCCAATGTTTAAAGATGGTGGTAGATTTCCAACCCAATTATTCACCAATATAAAAAATGAAAAATTTAAATATGTCAAGAATATCACCTAAATTAATTGATGTTGAAAATAATAGGGTTGGATATGTTGATGAAGATGACTATAATAAAAAAAATGTTAAAAAACAATTATCATTTAAGAATAGTAAAGATGGTATATTCTTTGGTGATAATTTTGGAAATAACAAACAATGGGTTAGTGAAATTGGCAGATTTCCAACCCAATTGTTTACAAATGTAAACACAGAAAACAATTTTAAATATGTCAAATATATCACCTAAATTAATTGATGTTGAAAATAATAGGATACCATTTTTAAACCAAAAGGATAAGGATAATATTGGGTGGGTTATTGGTGTAGAAGGAAAACATATGGGAAATAGCATAACTATGAATTCATCTTCAACGATTGCTAAAAATTATACTTTAGATTATGGTAGATTTCCAACCCAACTTTTCACCAACATAAAAAATGATAAATTTAGATATGTCAAACATATCACCGAAATTAATTGATGTTGAAAATAATAGGATTGGTGATTATAATGAGAATAGACCAATAACAATACATAAAAAGAATAATGTTTATATGTTAAGTGAAAAAATTATACCATCAAATAAAACTGGTAGATTTCCAACCCAATTGTTTACAAATGTAAACAACAACCAATTTAAATATGTAAAAAATATACAAATGTAAACAAATGGATATAAATTTCAGACCACTTCCAATTCAATATAAAGCTTGGAATTATTTATTTGATGATACAACTACACAATTGTTATTTGGTGGTTCAGTTCGTAGTTCCAAATCTTATCTTGCTGTTGCGTGGTCCACTATTTATTGTTTAGCATATCCATATATTCGTGGTGCAATTTGTCGTTCAAGGCTCACAAGTTTAAAAAAGACCACACTACAAACGTTATTTGAATTTTTCAGACATCAAGGATTAAAAGAAGATGAGCATTATAGTTTTAATAGAACTGATATGATTATCACTTTTAATAATGGAAGTCAATTAGTATTTTTAGAATTATATGACAATCCAAGTGATCCACAATTTGAAAGAATTATGTCACTTTCTTTAACATTTGCAGTTGTTGATGAAGTGTCAGAAATTTCAACAAATGCAATTGGAAAGTTGCAAACAAGATTATCACATATGTTATTAGAATATAAATTAAAACCAAAATTATTATTGGTTACAAATCCCAATAGAGGCTGGCTTTACAACGAATATTACAAACCATATATTGAAGGGACGTTGCCACCATATAGAAAAGTTGTTCTTGGACTTCCACAAGATAACACTTATGTGTCACAAGATTATATTGACAATTTAGAATTAACATTAGATATTGCAACCAAGAAAAGATTGCTTTATGGAAATTGGGAAATTGACGATGATGATTATTCAATTTTTAAATATGATAATATATTACAGATGTATTATAATGAAGTTGCTGGTGGTGATAAATTTATAAGTGTTGATGTTGCAAATATTGGTTCTGATAAAACTGTTATTGGAATTTGGAATGGATTAGAGTGTTTTAATATATACACTTACGATAAGATTGATACACCGAAGATTGTAAATATAATTAAAGAGAAGATGAAAACATTTAATGTACCAATTAAAAATGTGGTGATTGATGCTGATGGATTGGGAATTGGTGTGTCCGATTATTTAAAAGGTTGTGTACCATTTAAGGGTGGAAGTTCAGCATTAAATAAAGCAAATTATAGAAATTTAAGAAGTCAATGTTATATGAAGTTAAGTGAAATGATTTACAATATTAAATTGATCGATAAACATAAAGATACAATTATTCAGGATATACAGGCACACAGATTAAATGATCCAGATTCAGATGGAAAAACTTCAATTATCTCAAAGGATAAAATCAAACAGAATATAGGAAGAAGTCCAGATTATTCGGACATGCTGATGATGAGGATGTTTTATGAAATAAAACGTAAGAGACAAAAAACATATGTTTATTAGATGGCAAATTATGATAAAGAACAGAAGAAAACTTATTATCAACAAAATAAAAAACGCATTTTAAAACGGCTTGCTGACAATAGAGATAGAGAAAGATTGGTAAAGAAAGATAAAGGACTTATTTATAATCAAGCAAAAAAGGCACCAGATATTGTTTTAGAAAAACAAGCTCTTGCAGGAATAATTAAGAATGCACCAGAATTTAGAAAGTATATAAAGGAACTTTATGATGAAGCAGAAAAAAATAAGTTAGAGAATGATTCATCAGTGGATGAGTAACAACTACACTATATTAAGAAATGCCACAAAAGCTATTGTAACTAATGAAGCTGATGATATATTTCAGGAAGTAGTTATACAATTTTTAAGTATGAAAACTGGATTCACAACTGGTTTAATTTTAAGTGGTGATGCTAATAAATATTTTATGGGAATGTATAAGTTAAATTGTTTTAGTGATACAAGTCCATATCAACGAAAATATAATATGAATAAAACTGTTGAATTTTTTGATGAATATAATTTTGAATATGAAAATAGTTATGATGTATGTTGGAGAGATTTTGAAATAATGTTAGAAAATATGGAAATGTTCTTTGTTGATAAAGTTGTTTATAAAGAATATATTGAAAGAAAAATTATTAAGAAAGGTTTCAGCATTAAAAAAATGGCTAATGAAAGTATGATACCAAAAGGAACATTAAATTTAAAGTTTAAGCAGATAAGAACTGAATTGAAGATTGAAGTTAAAAAAATAAAAGATAAAGATGAATAGAAAAGAAATGGAAACCAAATTATTGGATGAAGATTTTACAATTGATGAATCTATGAAGTGGGTCAATTTCCAAAAGTACTACAAGAAATGTATGGTTGTGGTTAAAGAAAGAACTTTAACTATTACAAAACCAACTGAAGATACTGTTAATGAACAAGTGGAAAGAAAAGTAAAAAGAAAATTGACAAGTGATGAAATTTTAGCAAATACGAGAGCTGAATTATTTCCAGAGATTGTTGAGATTATGAAACAATTAAAAGGTCGTTCAAGTGCATCGCATGAAGAGTTAAGAATAATGTTCAGTTTATATAACAGATTTTATTTAAGAAATGATAGCCCAAGTTGTGGAGCTTGTGTCAGTAGAATTTGGCAGACGTTTAAGAAGATAACAATTGGAAGAATATAATATTGTTAAAAAAAATGTAAAAATTATATATATATTTATGATAAGAGTAAAGTTAGCAGATAAAAAATATATTATACCAAGTGAGTTAAATGAGTTAAGTATAGATTTTTATCAAAAAATTAATAAAGTTGATAGCACAAGTGAAATTGATAAGATAGTTGATTATTTAGAAATTTTAAGTGGTATTGATAAAAAGTTGGTTAAATCTATAAATATAGATGATATTAGAAAGATAACCAAAAATTTAGATTTTAATTCAAATAAAGGAGATTTAGTTGATGCTGTAAAGATTGAAAATTCTATTTATGTTTTTGATAAAGATTTATCGAATATGAGATTTGATATGTTTATTGATTTAGAGGAAATGACAAAGGATATGGATATTGTAGTTGAAAATTTACATTTGATAATGGCAATTTTATACAGACCAGCAAAAAAGAAACGATGGTATAAAAGGAAATTAGAAATCACTGATTATGATAGTGACACTGTTAAGGAGAGGGCAGAGTTTTTTAAACAAAATTTAATGATGGATAAGGTGACTGGTTCGTTGTTTTTTTTTATCAATTTAAGAACGAAATATATGGAAGCTTTGACGGTATTTTTAGAGAAAAAAGTGAAGGAGACGAAAGAGAAGATTTAAATTTAGAAGATACTAAAAGTGAAAAATTTTATAAAAAATGGGGATGGTTTTTAATTTTGTTTAATATGATAGATGGTGATTTAACTAAAATAGATGATATAAGTAAAAGAAAATTATTAGAAGTTTTAAATTGGATGAGTTTGAAAAAGGAAAAAGATATGTATGAAGATAAAGGAACTTAAAAAAAGAAGAGATAAGAAATTAATAAGTAGTTTATATTTTGGTTTTAAAGATATTGTCGAATTAAAAAAGACGATAAGTGAGATTTTCCACAATATAACTGTGGTTATATATGAAAAATAAATAAAAAGTAATGGCAGATGAAATAAAATTAATAGTTGATGTTGATGTTCAAGATGGTGATTTAAAAAAGGTGAACCAAAACTTGGATGAAACAGGTAAGAAAGTTAAAAAGGTAGGTGATAATGCTGAACAAAGTAAGAAGGGTTTAAAATCTATGGCTAATGGTATGAAAGGTATTGGTGTAGCTTTGAAGGCTGCAGGAATTGGATTAGTGTTAAGTTTGTTTGCAGCTTTGTTTAATTTACTGAAACAGAATCAAGCTGTTATGGACTTTTTTAATAAAGCTACAAAAACACTTGCGATATTATTTAATGATTTAACAACAGCTATTGAACCATTAAAAGATGCTTTGATGAGCGCATTTGAAGATCCGAAACAAGCTGTTATAGATTTATGGGAAATTATTAAACAAAATATGGTGAATCGTGTTCAAGGTATGATAGATTTTTTCAATCAAAGTTTTTCAGGATTAGTTAACACGGTTAAAGGAACAGCATTAGCAATTAAAGGTATGTTTAGTGATGAAGCTAAAAAGAAGAGTGAAGAATTTTTTGCTGCTGCTGTTGAAGATGCTAAAAAGGCTGGTGAGAGTTTTGTACAAATGGCTACTGGTATAGATGATTTGCCGAACAAATTGGCTAAAATGGGAAAGGCAGCTGTTGATGCTTTTGGTAAAGCTACAGATGCAGCTGATAAATTTATTAAGAAAGAAAATGAACTTGCATTAGCAGAAGCAAATCTAAATAAATTTATTGCCAAAAATAAATTGGAGATTGGTGAATTAAAATTAGTTAGAGATGATGAAACAAAAAGTGTTGAGGAAAGAATAAAAGCGGCAGAAAAAATTGGGGCGTTGGTTGAAGAAGAAACTAAAAGAGCAATTGATTTACAAAAGGAGAAAATTAAATTAATGAAGATTGATTTAGATATAACTAATACCACATTGGAAGATAAAATTAAAATAGCTAACGCAGAAACACAATTAATAAATTTACAAACAGAAGCCACAACAAGAAATAGAGAGAATCTGTTAAAAATTAACAGTATAAGAAAACAAACATCAGTTGAAACTTTAACAGATGAAGAAAAACGATTGATAGAATTTCACGAAAGA